TTACCAAAGAAATGGTTTGGTGATTTTGGTATGATTATAGGTGATGAAGCACACTTGTTTAAATCTGTGTCGCTCACAAAACTAATGTCAAAATTAGAAAAGACCAAATATAGAGTTGGCTTGACAGGTACACTTGATGGTAGTAAAACACATAAACTTGTATTAGAGGGTTTGTTTGGAGCTGTTAATAAAGTTGTATCAACAAGTGAATTAATAGAAAGAGAACAATTAGCTGAACTAAAAATTATGTGTCTAATATTACAACACGATCAAACGGCCCGACATTTTTTGAAGGATAAGACTTATCAGGAAGAGATGGATTATTTGGTATCTAATGAAAAGAGAAATAAATATATAAGAAACTTGGCGACTTCGCTAAATGGGAATACATTGTGTTTATTTCAATATGTAGAAAAACACGGAAAGCATTTATATGAAACTATACGAGACAGAGCAACAGACAAACAAGTCTTCTACGTCTTTGGAGGAGTTGATGCTGAACAACGAGAAAAAATTAGAGAAATCACAGAAAAATCTGACAACGCCATCATCGTGGCTTCCTATGGGACTTTCTCTACGGGCATTAATATACGGAACTTGCATAACATTATTTTCGCTAGTCCTTCTAAATCTAGGATAAGAAACTTACAGTCTATTGGTAGAGGATTAAGATTAAAAGACAATAACAGCGCAGCAACTTTATATGATATAGCAGATGATATATCTTACAATGGTAAAGAAAATTATACACTTCAACACTTTAAAGAAAGAATAAATATATACAATGGCGAAGATTTTAATTACGAAATCCATAACGTGGAGTTAGTCAATGGTAGCAAAAACACAACCAAATCCGATTAAAATTATCAAGTTAATAAATGGTGATGATATTGTATGTACATTACCAGCAGAACAATTAGGTGATAAGTCGCCTTTGTTAAGACTTTCAAAGCCACTACAAGTTAAGTATATTCCACAGTTTACAGCTGGAGGGTTAAAAGACTATGTAGCTCTTATAAAATGGAGCCCTTATACAAAAGACTTTATTTTAACTATTCCCAAAGATAAAATTATGACTATTGTAAATGCTAACAATGATATGAGTAAAAGTTATAACTATATGATGACAAACTATGAAAAGTCCGAACCCTTGGCGCAGAAAGAGAAACCTGCGACATTTAAAAGAGAAAGATTAAGTGATGAAGATAATGATAGAGTTAATGAAATATTTGATGAGTTTGAAGATGATGAGTTTATTCCTAAAAAGACTCTACACTAATAGACTCTATCCTCTGCCATCGCTCTACAAGCTCTATTATACACAAAAGTTTCAAAAAGTCAACGCTGATTTTGAGCTTAAAACATTGACAAAAAAGAGGATACCTAGTATATTATAATTATGGCAGCAAAAAAAGAACATTACGTTAATAACAAAGAATTTTTAGAGGCAATGAAAGCCTATAGAAAGAGTGTAAACAAAGCGAAAAGAGAAAAAAAAGAGAAGCCACCAGTGACTAATTACATTGGTAGTTGTTTCTTAAAGATAGCGAATCATCTATCATATAGACCTAACTTTATAAATTATACATTTAGAGACGATATGATTAGTGATGGTATTGAAAACTGTCTACAATATTTGGACAACTTTAACCCTGCTAAATCTAACAATCCTTTTGCCTACTTTACACAAATCATTTATTATGCATTTATAAGAAGAATACAAAAAGAAAAGAAACAAACAACAATTAAACACAAACTTATTATGGATAGTAATTATGATGATGTGGCTTTACAACCTGGTGATGACAGCGAATTTAAAAATCAATTTAGAGAGTTTTTACAAAAAAATCTAAAGATGGACGATACTCAACCTAAAAAAGTAGAAAAAAAGAAAAAGAAAACTAGAGTAAAAAAACCATCATCTAAATTGTTTCACTAACATATGAAAATAGCTTTGTTAAATGATACGCACTTTGGTGCGAGGAACGATAGTCCAGCATTTTTGGAATACTTTATGCGTTTCTATAATGAGATATTTTTTCCTTATCTACAAGAAAATAATATAAAAACACTTATACATTTAGGTGATGTGGTAGATAGAAGAAAGTTTATTAACTTTAAAACAGCTCATACATTTAGACAAGACTTTATGCATAGACTATACAAAGAAGGTATAGATACACATATTATATTAGGAAACCACGATACTTATTATAAAAATACAAATGAAGTAAATGCGATTAAAGAATTATGTACAACCTATGACGGTATAAAAGAGCCTTGGATATATGATAAGGCAATAACAAAAAATTTTGGCGGCACCGATATTTGTTTAATACCGTGGATATGTGATGATAACTATGAGCATTCTATTAATGAAATACAGACAAGTAAAGCTCAAATGGCATTAGGTCATTTAGAGATAAAAGGTTTTGAAATGAACGCAGGTCATATGAACATGCAAGGTTTAGATAAGTCTATGTTCCATAGATTTGAAAAAGTTTTATCTGGTCACTTTCATAAAAAATCTGATGATGGTCACATTTATTATCTAGGTACACAATACGAGATCACTTGGTCAGATTATAAGTGTCCAAAAGGTTTTCATATATTAGATACAGATACAAGAGAATTGACTAGAGTGCCTAATCCTATGAGAATACATAGAAAGTTAATTTACAATGATAAAGAAAATGATTATGTAAATATGGATTTATCACATTTTAAAGATACCTTTGTGAAAGTTTTTGTCACAAACAAAACAAACGAAGAAATGTTTAACAACTTAATTGATAGACTACATAATACTGTAGACACACACGAAGTTAATATTATAGAAGATTTAAACACAGATATTACAGCATCTGTAAAAGATAATATATTGGAAGAAGGTGAAGATACACTTACGTTTTTAGGTAATTATGTAGAACAAATAGATAGTGATTTAGATAAAAATAAACTTAAAGAAGTTATGAAAGATTTATATACTGAAGCAAGTGAAAGATGAGTAAAATAAAACAAGTAGATTATGGCCATATAAATTGGGGTCCTTATGTTATGAGAACAAAGTTACCTGATTATATAATTAAAAGATTATTAAAAGATGGTGACAAATTAAGAAAAAAAGATAGTTATAATTATAAACTTGCTGGTCATTTAAATAATCAATTTTTATATTCAATTGAAACACAGAATTGGTTTTATAAAGAAATACACCCGATCATAAATGCGTATAGAGAAGGTCACTGTAAATTCCACGGTATAAAAAATTTAGCAGTAGAATTATCTTTTGATGATCTATGGATAAACTATATGAAAGCAGGTGACTTTAATCCAGCGCATACACATGGTGGTGATTATTCATTTGTATTGTTTGCAGATGTACCAAAAAAATTAATACAAGAACAAGAAAAATTTGAGGGAACTTCAGCAAAACCAGGTATGTTAATGTTTGAATTTACACAGCAAGCAAGACCTAGATGGTCAACAACAGGAGTAAATGTAAAGCCAAACCCAGGTGATTTTTTTATGTTTCCAGCATTGTTGCAACATTGGGTGGTACCTTTCAAATCTAAAATAACTAGAATAAGTGTGTCAGGCAATATGAGAATTGAAAATAAAGATAAATTACCACATGATTATTTTTAAGAAAATTAGATGGAAGAACTTTCTATCTACAGGAAACAACTTTGTTGAAATAGAACTAAACAAGTCGCAGATGACTTTGATGATTGGCGCTAATGGCTCTGGTAAATCAACTATGTTAGATGCACTAACCTTTGCGTTATTTAATAGACCATTTAGATTAATCAAAAAAGAACAGATAGTAAACACTATAAACAATGGCGAAACCAGAGTAGAGTTAGAGTTTCAAATAGGAACAAAAAACTTTAAGGTTATAAGAGCCATCAAACCTACTATATTTGAAATCTATTGTGATGGTGTATTACAAAACCAAGATGCCTCTAGCGTAGATTATCAAAAGGTATTAGAAGACCAAATATTAAGATTAAATTATAGAGCGTTTAAACAGATCGCTGTTCTAGGCTCATCATCTTATCAACCATTTATGCAGATGAGACCAAGACACAGACGAGAGGTTGTTGAAGAAATATTAGACATAAGAGTATTGACACACATGGATATACTTACAAGAAATCAACAAACAGATTTAGGTAAACAGATAGTAGAAGCTAGACACCAATGTGACTTAATAGAATCAAAACACGAACTACAAACAAAACATTACAATGATTTAAAAAATAGAAGTACAGGTGACATTGATATTAAGAAACAAAAACTACAAGAGAATAAAGATGCCACGGAATCATATTTAAGAAAAGTAGAGAGATTAGAACAACAATATAAAGAACTAGAATCTAGTACAACTGAAAGACCACAATACGAATCTAAACTAAAACAACTAGAAAAACTAGAAACAAAGAT